CAATTACTGAAACTGAATATATAGGGGAATCTTTACCAACTATAAATAACAATTTTTTACTTTTAAAAGAATCTGCCTGTAATTTAGAAAACCGTATTAATAACATCGTTGGTGCCCGAACGTTTTTTTACTACGGACCTAATTCAGCAACTAATCCTTACTCAGGTATGGACAACGGGGTAGCAAGTGTGCCATCTGTTGCAACTATACAAAGCTTTGTTAATAGTGTAACCGGGTTAAATTTACCAGTAGCTACTCAACAAAACGATATAGCTTACGTTGTTTATCAAAAAACAGGTTGGTTCCAGCCACAAACAAAAATATATGTTCGATCAGATCAAGGTAATATCACTTTTACTACACAAGAGTATTATACATATACGGTAAAAGTGAAAATAGGTATAGGTAGATATCGTACTGAAAAACGAACCGGGCTTAGAGATATTAATCGTAATGTGCCATGGAAAATAACTGAAACAGTTGGTGATGATAATATGTTATTTTCTCCGCAATTTGTTTTATATAAATTAACCTATTCAGGCACTGGTTATGTACCTAATCCAGGGTTCCCGAAATTTATACAATCAATAACAAACAGCACTGTTGACTGGAAAAATCCGAACTTCTGGTCTACATATTAATATGAACTTAACTCTAGAAAATATTTACGACTACTTACAGGCAAATAAACAGAATCTTAACTTTATACAAAGAGATGACGTAGTTGTAGAAGAGTTTGGTACCTGTCGTTTTAAAACTTTATTTTACGAACGGGATGGTAAAAAAGATATGCCCGTAGAAATAAAAAATTTCTTAGAGGGTTTATTTAAAATAACCGAGAAAGAATACGATTTTTTACAAATTCAAAAATACGAAATCGGAGACTATATTCTACCTCACAAAGACCCGTATGCGAATTTCGGCTTAATAACACTATCAACATCCCAATTAGACGGTCTTGTAGTTGAGGGAAGAGATAAAGTATATCGTTTTTACCCTGACGTTACAGGTGGTTTTGTAGATGTTCCGAGGTACAGTTATCATTGGGTAAACCCTGTAAGAGAAAAAACACGTTATTCAGCAGTTTTTGGATTAAAAGCTTTAAATAATTTAGAATCAATTTTAGATCAATGAAAACATACGCACTATTTTCAGTTAACGGCCGTTTTATCGGTTATACAAATTTTAAACCTGTAAACGGTTTATATAAAGAACTACCAGATAATTTTGACCCTGTCATGCAAGTTTATGTGGGGGATTATGCTACAGGAGAAATTAAACATATATATGATTTACAAGTAAAGGATTACCGGGAATCAAATTATGATCAAAAATGGAAAGTATTAGAAAGTGAATTAAATTTCGAAACTAGTAAAAAAATCACTGATAGTGAAAACATGCCCCTTTATAGGCAGTTAAACGCTATTATGGAGACCCTTTACCTTAACAAAGATAAAATTCAGTTATCTGAAGAGTTCATGGATATATATAATCGTATTGATGATATAAGAAGAAGACATAAACAAGCAATAGAGACTTATAAAGAAGCTCCAAAAGCAGATTTTATTTCTAAAGAAGAAGAAAGAGCTTTTTATGATGAATATACACAAAAACAATTAAGTGTAGATGATGTTTTACTTGATCAGCAGTCATAAATAATAGATATATATATGGCAGGAGCTTTTACAACAGATATACCAGGTAGTGAGTGTTTAGGAGATTCAAGACCACGTATTAATACAAATTTTACAAGTCTTGATACAGCTATTCAGCAGTTATCAAGTTTTAATGTTGCAGATACACCTACCGTTGATTTGTCTTGGGATATTGCTACAAAAACTTTACAAGGTGCAATTAAAAGCAATTCTATAACCACCACACAATTATCTAGTGATGCTGTAGGAACTGTTAATCTTTCAGCTCAAGCCGTAACTACCGATAAAATAGCATTGAGCGCCGTTACTGCAAATAGAATTAATTTAGTTACAAGTTTAAGTTCTAACGGTTATCAAATAATGCCTGGCGGACTAATAATGCAATGGGGAACACTCTCTAGTGTAGGTGGTGGCGGTCCAGCTGCTAATACCTCTTTTGCATTTCCTATACCATTTCCTGTAGCACCTCTATCTTTAGCTACTACAGGACAACTTGCTTCAAGTGACAGACTTAGTTATACAGATCTTACAACTACAGGGGCAACACTTCAAGTTGCTAATACAAACGGCGCCACTGTACAGGCAGCTACTATTAAATACATAGCGTTAGGGTATTAGTATTGCTTAAATACTAATAATGGGAACTGTATTAACCCCTATACTATCTGCAACAGCTGGTACCGATCGATCATATAACGTAGGAATAGCTGAAACCTATTCTTGGGTGCCTATTGAAGGTCAAGCTCTAGGAAGGCCTATGTATGCAAGGGCTTCTTATGTTACTAACTTTTCAGATATGTCGATTCATTTATCGGCTTCTGAATTGTCCATTGGTGCTGTTACAATTAAGGACAATTATTCAGGGTTAAATGCTGATGTTGTTGATATTACAGGTTACGGAGCCGGGTTACAAGTACTAACCCAGGATTTAGAATCCACCATTGATGATATAACAATTGGGGACAAAGACGGGCATTATGCTACAGTCAATCCTACCTTTAGCGCCTTAAACGTTATTAGTCTTCCTGATCCGGTTCAATTAGATGCATTTGGTAGATTTAGAGTATCTACCCCTATGACTTTATTTGATTCAAGTCATAGATATAAAGACAATAATCTTTGGGCATCATTAACGGCTGTTGGTGGTACATATACCTTTAATCAAAACCAAGGGTTGATGGACTTGACTGTAAGTGCTTTATCAGGATCTTCTGTTATTAGGGAGACTACAAAGGTGTTTGCTTATCAGCCTGGTAAATCTCTTCTGGTATTAAACACATTTGTCTTTGCTCCTTCTGCTACAAATTTAAGACAAAGAACTGGTTATTTTGGTGCAGATAATGGAATTTATTTTCAGATGGATGATGGAGTTATGAGTTTTGTTGAAAGGTCTTTAGTTACCGGCTCACCATCAGAAACAATTGTTCCTATATCTGCTTGGAATATTGACAAACTTGATGGAACTGGTCCTTCTGGATACACTCTAGACGTTACAAAGGCTCAAATTTCTTGGACGGATATTGAATGGTTGGGTGTAGGTACAGTTCGTTGCGGGTTTGTAATCGATGGAAAGTTTGTTCACAGTCATTCATTCCACCATGCTAACAGAATTGCTTCAACTTATATCACCACTGCTTCATTACCTTTAAGATATGAAATTACTAACAAAGCCGACACTGTAGGCGCTTCAACAAGAACCATGAAGCAAATTTGTTCTTCTGTAATTTCTGAAGGAGGTTATTCATTAAACGGCTTACAACAAGCTATTGGTGTACCCATTAATGCTGCTAGATCTTTAGCATCTCAGGGAGTTTATTACCCTCTTATAACATTGAGACTTAAGTCAGACAGAAAAGATGCTATTGTTATTTTAACAGCTTTATCTTTACTTGCCAAATCTTCTGGTTATTATAATTGGAAAGTTATAGCAAGCGGGGTAACTTCTGGCGGACCCGGACCATGGGTAAGCGCTGGAGATGATTCTGCTGTAGAATATAAACTCGATGCAACAACTATTACTGGTGGAAGAACTTTAGCAAGTGGGTACTTTACAACATCAAATCAAGGATCTACTCAAGTCGATATCCTTAAAGAGGCTTTATTCAAATTTCAACTTGAAAGAGATTCTTTAAATAATGTTTACTACGAATTAATTTTAGCTGTTGCTTCAGACAGCAATACCGTAAGTGTTTATGGTTCCTTGGATTGGGAAGAGATTAGTAGATAAGTTTAATAAATAATATAGTTATGGCACAATATAGTACAAAACGTAAATATACAAAGAAGCCTTCCACCACTCTTAAGAAGACAGTTAAAAGAGTTAAAAAGGAAACAGTAGAAGCTGTTGAAGCAGTTGCTGAAGTACCTGCTGCTACAGTACCTGTTGTTAAGTCTTATTGGCAGAAGGTTGTTGATTGGGTTAAAGGTTTAGTAGGGTAATGTTGTTTTGCTAGATTCTCCTAGTTAAATAATATATACATGTCAAGCCCTGTAGATATTCGAGCTGCGGAAGATCGCAATTTAAAGAAAAAAGGCATTGGTGTTGCAGTTGATAATGCAAATCAAGCTCTACAACAAGGATCTCAAGATCTTGTTGATCGGTCTCTGTACGCATACTCTAAATCATATGAAAAATGGATAGGCCCGGTAGGTACAGCTATAGCCGGAATTTCAAACGAAATTGATGAAGTTAGTCAAAGTATTACTGATTTTCTTGGCGATGTTACAAACACTTTAAGAAAAACATTTGAACCTATATCTGATTTTATGGGTTCAACTCTAGGAACTGTAACTGGGGTTTTAAGTGACCCTTTAGGTCCGAATAGCGGTTTAGGTAATGTAGCTACTAACCTTCTTAATAATATATCCCCTGGATACGGAGATAGAGTTAACAATACCTTGAAAGCATATGGAGTTGACACTCTAGTTAATTTACCACAAACACTCTTTTCAAGTGTTGACCATTTAATAACTGCTGTTGATAATATTTTAGCAATACCTATACAGTTGTTAGCAGAGGTTTATTACGGTTTCATGGAGATTATGAGATCTATTAGTAATTTAATTTCAAATGTAATGAGAGCATTTGAACAATTTATAATGGATTTCTTAGATAGCATTATACCAATAAAATCGATACTAGCTTTATTAAATTCTATTTCTAGTCTTGCAAATCAAATAGGGGGAATAGCAGGTACATTTTTAGGAGCTAATGCAATAACAGGTTTTACTCAACAAATTACTCAATTTACTCGAGGCATTGGCAGTGTATTAGCAAATCCGACAAGTTACGCTATAAGAGCTTTACCTGCTGATATAACCAACGCAATTAATCTTATACAGTCACCACAAAACATTATAAACAACTTTTTACCCCCTCAATTATCTCAAGCGTTTGCTACAGTCTCAAAAATGACAGGTTTTGGTTTTAATGGTAATATGGGTTTTGGTTTTGAATCAGTATTAAAAGGTCTACAAGGAGGCCCTATTCGGAGCATTTTAACAAAATATGCAGCCCAGTACAACGTACTAGGTCCTTTATTAGCAGGAAGTGGTAATAGTAATCAAACCCCTGCCTATATACCAAAGGCAATTTTAAATAGATATAATGCAGGATATCAGGATGAAATTAGAAGGGCTCAAACTAGCACTGATCCTAGCCCACAATATACACGTGCAGGAGGCACAGGGCCATAAATGAAGACATATTACGGAAATTACTTAGGAATGGTTGTTACTGGAGGTGAAAAAGATCCAGAAGGAAGAGGTCGTTGTCAGGTTTTTATACCTCATATTATGCCAGCTCTTTACGAAGGGTGGAATAAAGAAGGTGAGGATATTAGTTTTGATATAGTAGGAGATGGTTTACCTACAAATCTTAAGCCTGAAATTGTAGAAACACTTAAAAAGATATTGCCCTGGGCAGAGTGTGCTGCCCCTATAGTAGGTTCTTCTCCTTCAGCTAAAGATGGAGATGAAATAAAACGAAATGTTAACCGAGCTTTAGGAACAGTTGCAGGATTAGGTCCAGTTGAAAATTTAAATTTTTCAAATAGAGAAGGTACTGGTGGTGCAATTACTCAAAATCATGCAGGTAAAATTAGGAGTCAAGATTTATCAAGTGAATTACAGCAGGTAATTTCAAACGGTTTAGCAGGTACCGGACTAAACTGGAATAGTACCAGTGGTGGGCAACCGACTGCCGGTAACGGACCTCGAACTGGTTCAACCAGGCACGATTTAGGAAATGCTACTGATGGGCAATTTGTAGACGCAGAAACCGGTAGAGTTTTAAATGCTGATAATCTTAATGATAGGCAAATAATCTCTGCAGCTCTTACGAATTTGTATGCCGCCGGTATTACAAGTGTTGGATGGGACTCTTCGAGTACAGGTGGAGGCCATTATATGGGATCAACAACATTTCATTTAGATATAGATCCCCGAGGTGGTGTTTGGGGGCACACTATGACGAGTTCATCTGCTGCCTCTTGGATATTAGCAGCTCGTAATGCAGCTTCATCCAATAAACAAGCGCCACTCGTAAACCATTCTGCAATAAATCCTGATGTAGGTGTTAATATGAGACCTGATGGAAAATCAGGAGGGTTTGATTATGAAGTAGCAGATTTAAATTTAACTGATGATCATAAGCAAAGTTTAAGTTCCTTTTTACAAAACTATCAAAAAAATAAAGGACAATATGAAGCAGTAAGCAGTGGTTTAAAGCAAGCTGGGATATCTATGAACCCTTCTCAAGTTGCTGCTATACATTGGAGAGAAGCATCCGGCAGTTTTAATAAATCTATTGCCAATGGTGAAAATTTAGGCGGTTATATTCGAAAAGATGGTCGACTAGGTCAAGGCAATCCGAGTAATTCTTTTACTCCAACTAATAATTGGGTTACTAATTCTGTAGAAGTATTATCATACAAAGTAACTGAAAAATATGGAGGCCCTAAAAATTTAAATGATCCGGCGTCATTTAATGATTTTGCTGAACGTTTTAACGGGTTAGGTTACAAACAAAGAGGTTTAGTTTCTCCATATGTTTATGCTGGTACAGATCTTTACACTGGTGGTAAATTTACCTCTGATGGTAAATTTGATAGCGGGGTATTCGATAAACAGGTAGGTACGGCAGTCTTAGCTGCAGCTGCTGAAGGGACTTTAGAAACGGGTGGTTTAATTACTAGTTCAACTTTACCAGGTGGAGGTAATGTAGTAAAAAATCCAACCGACACCGCAGGTTCATACGGTCCTAATACAAACTTTCAGGCTTTAGGTATGTTTGGTTATGCTAGTGAAGGCACGCCTGTCTGGGTATTTTTTAGAGAGGGTAATCCTTTGTTCCCTGTTTACTTTGCTGCATCATACGGTCAGAAAGAATGGCAAAATATGTACCAGCATTCATCCCAAGGTATAGGTTGCGGGGATGGTGGGGCTATTGCAGGTACTGAAAAAATGCGCTTTAATAGTTATGGGGGAGGTTTTGATTCAACACAAGTTATGGAAAACCCAGAGCTTGGATTAGAAGGAGGTTGCGCTTTTCAAGTTTTTGGTAAAAACGGATCTAACCTACTTTTTGCTATGGATCATACAGAATTTAATTCTGTATATAATCACAATCAAAGAGTATCTGGCGACTTTCATGAAATTACTGAAGCTAATAAAGAAACAAGAGTTAGAGGAGATAAAAACACCTATGTTGAACAAGATGTTTATATAACTGTAGGTAATTGGTCTGATGAAGCAATTGCAGCTTCTGATGAAATACAAGAATATATAAATGAAGCAATGAGAATTAAATCCGGTAAAGGTAGTACTCAACAACAAACAGCTTATAATCCAACTCAATCTTTAGCTAAAGTACAGCAAACAATAAGCAACACCGCAAATAAGGTTATCGATACTGCTCAAAGATTTACTAGCAAAAGAACATAAAAAATTTAAATAAAAAAATATGACAAAAATACCATGCCCTTATTGTAAGGGAGAAGTTTTATCAGAACAAAACGGTAGAGTGACATCAAGTATGACGTTATTCCCTAGAATGCAAAACGTTTTAAATGCTATAACTGACTTTCTTAATTTAATACTTGGCGGCCCTAAAGTAGTTAGTAGAAAAGAGGCCATGGGTGGTAAATGTGAAACTTGCGGAGATACAGGATACATTGAAGATGCAACAGATACATCTGAGCAAGATCAAGCTGCAGCTGATTATTTACACAGTAAATCAGACCGTATTTTATTATGCGAAGCTAAACAGGGCAATTCACCTGGAGGCAATATGATAACTCGGGTGGCGGGTGTTAAGATAGATATAGTTGGTAAAACTTTAAATAATGCAGATGCTGTCACAGTACATGAAGGAAAAGCGGCTTACAGATTTCAAAATAAAGTTACAGCCCAGGGTAGAGCTTTACCTATAGGACCGAAAAAAGGAGAGGGCGGTAATGTAGTTACTAGCAACAACCCTCCGGCTAATTCAGGCGGATTATATTTTATACAATGTGGTAATAAATTTAAAGTAGTAGCAGGCGCGCAAGGTATAGAACTTCACACTAAAGGGGTTATTAGTATTGATGGCGGCATGACCCGATTTACAGGGGCTGAAGTTACAATAGGTAGTGGGGTAGGCCCGGTATCTGTATGCGGTGATAATTTACTATTACAGGGTAACAAGGCAGTAAATATACACCCAGGAACTGGAAGCGTTAATATTGATGGTTCTTTAAATGCTACTGCTGATATAATCGCTGGTGGCGGTTATGTTGATAATTTTTATTTTGTAAATGCTACTTGCCCTGAAAAACAAGATACTACAAAAATTAGTGCACAAACTGACGGTATAGGCGGGCCTGCTGTTTATGGTGGCCTTATACCGAAATTACAACCTCGTACAGTAGCAAACGCTGCAAAATGGATAAAAGATACTATCTTGGACCCGACGTTTGCAAAAACAATGGGTCCTTTTAACCCACGCTCAATACTTAAAACAAGAGATAATATTACTAATATCATATACAGTAAATTACCTCAAGAGGTAGCTCCCACAGGTTTTGTATATGGTGTTATGCCAGGCCCGGGTGCAATACCTATTTTTAATTTCCCTCACAGTCACGCCCAGCCCGATGGTGTGCACTCCCATCACGTAGCTTTACCGGGCATGAACTTTAAGGGGCATACTGCAGAGTCAGTTCGCGGGGAATATGCAGCCGCCGGCGGTAATAATCCAAAGGTGCCAACAGCCGCGGCTGGGGCAAAAGGAGATCCTTTTAATACAATATCTTCAGTTGTACAGGCTGGCAATGCAGTAGTTGAAACCGTCGGTGATTTATTCTCTTATAGTGCAGTAGCTTAAACTACTTTAATATATTCTGCAATTATCTTATTTGCTATATTATCGCAGTTACTTTCGTTAATACTGTTTAACGGTATTTGTCTCATCATTTCGTAAAACTCTAAATACTTTTTTTCTTTTTCTCTATTAACCATAACCTGATCATTAGACAGGTAGCAAAATGCGCTTGTAAATTTTTGTTCATCTGAAGCTGTTAGATTATGAAACATCACTTTTTGCATTTGCGTATCCTTTTCTTTTAAATAGTTCAAACACTCAATTAGTGGTAACGGTCCGGGATCAGGTATATCATCAATTGTTTTAAATTTATGATCAGGTTCAAAATACTCTGAAAGCAAACACTCGTACGGGTGAACAGGTATACTCGATAGTATGTTAGTGGCTGTTTCAATAGCAGTTAAAATTGGAGTAAAATTAATCTGTTCTTCTAGCTGTTTTTGTAAATTTGTAAGCTCTGGTAAATTTACTGCTGATAATACTCCCTCTAATGCAACAGATAATTGCTCTGTTAATGTGTCAGCCGATAATTCAACAAAATTGCTATTCATACTATAAATTATAAGGTATACCGTGAATAAACCACTATTAAATAAAAATAGGGAGACGATGGAGCTCTCATGCGGAATCCATGTTATTTACCCTAGTTTATTACTTTTGTGCTCTTATTTCCTTGAATTTGTGTGTAACGTATTTGCAGAGTTCAGAACGAACAATATCTTCTTCAGTTAATTCCGCACAAATAATACCCTGTTCAATTGATTCATCATTATTGAAAGCATCATAAACTTTTGTAAAGCCAGATTTACCATTAGGAAGATCTGATTGCTCTGGATCTCCACAAATAATAACTTTTGCAAATTCCCCCATACGAGTCATGAGCGTATTAAGCTCAGCTATGGTCAAGTTTTGACTTTCATCACAACAAATAAACTTAGCCGCAAAGTGAAGACCTCTTGCATAGTTAATTGGACAGATAACAAACCGGTTATCCTTCTCGAGCTTGTCAATTTGGGGTCTAGGTAACAGCTCTTCAAACTTGTGATTAAATGGAGCTAGATAAACACCAAACTTATCCGTAATGTCTCCAGGAAGGTAACCCAGCTTTGAATCAGCTGATTCAACAGCTGAACGAATTAAAACAATATCAGATACTTTTCGTTTCTGTAATAACTGTAAACCAAGGTACATTGACAGAATTGTTTTAGATGTTCCTGCAACCCCTTTGAGAAATAAAACTTTACACCTTTTATCTAAAAAAAGTTCAATGAGGGCTTTCTGTTTATCCGTCCAGGGAAGCTCTCTAATGTTGAGGTCATAATTGATTTTCTCCCTTTGAAACACGTATGGTGAAGTGTCAGGGACCGGCGCCGTATTGCTCTCAGCTTTACTACTAACTACTGTTTTGGCTTTGCGAGAGCGCTTACTTTTGCTCATGCTATTAATATTTATTCTTGCCATTAGAATAAAAGCATGCATAATTACTTTTATGGGCATGTTCGACACTATATTTGTAAAGAAAAAACTTCCTCTACCTAAAGAGCTTAAGGCTCTCAATGTTAATTGGGAAGAAGTAGACTTTCAGACTAAAGACTTAGATAACGCTTTAGATGCTTACGAGATTACTAAAACCGGTAAACTTAAACATCTCTGGCAGAAAAGAGA